TCAAGAGGGTGTTGATGTGTCACTTCGCGTCATGGAACGCCATTTTGCCGAGCGCTTGCCGGGAGGCGGTGTCAGTGTTTTCAGCCACGCGGCCAGGGCGGCGCGCGCTTCGGGGTAAGGCTCGAGCCGTTCCGCGCAGCGGCCGAACAGATCGAGCATTTCGCACCACATTCGCATTAGCGCCTCCTTATCCGGACCGTCGGCGGACTTGCCGGGCGGTTTGCCGGAGCTTGTCCAACCGGGATTCGCGGCGCGGTCCTTGCCGGGTCCGGCCTTGAGCCAATCCAGCGGCTTTTCCTTGGCCGCTTGCAATTCGGCGTGGAGACGCGCTTGCGCCTCCGCCTCGTGGACGGCCCGCGCGAAGGCGCGGTAGTTCGGCGGCGCGTCCCGTCGCTGGCCGCGCCGCATCCAGCGCTCGAACTTCTCGCGCGGCAGGCCAGCCGCCTCGGCGGCGACGTGCGGATAACCGCCGGCGCGAATGAACGCGACGATCTGCTCCTGAAGGGCGAGCGTCAGGCGGATGCGCGGACGAGGCATGGGAGCAACTCACGAAGCGAGCAGCAGACGAGCCAGGCGGCGCGGCAGGGCCGGACCGACGTACTCGAACCCGGCCGTGAGGCGCGTCGTCGCGTGCTTCAACTTTTTCAACCGATGCTCGCGGCCGACCGCCAGCGACGGCGGCCGACGCATTCGCCACAGCGGCGATTTCTGCCGCGCCCGCATCATGGCCGGGTGCGTCGTCGTCGAAAGGGCGCGATAGCCGAGCGCTTTCCACATCGAGGCGATCAGCGCCGACAGCACGTTGCCGATGCCGACGCCCTGAAAATCGGGAAGGGTGACGGTGCGATGCTCGCGCCGCGCCGGCGGCCCCGCGCCGACGAACGGCAGCCAGGCGCTGAAGGCGACCGGACACTCACGCCAGACGGCCAGGAAGCAGACGGCGCTTGGGTTGAGGGTGTGGCTCAAATAGTGGTGCGCAGCGAAAAGGCACCACGTCGATGTTTGGCAGCGAAAGACATTGAGAGCGATGGGCGGCCGTCGTCGAAGACACCTCCAGGCGAAGACGTTCTCCGCCGGCCGATACACCCAATCCGGTTGCAGCCATTCCTCCACGTCGTCGTGACACGTCGCGGCGATGAAGCGCTGGCCGCGCTGGCGGACGACCTTCGCCAGCGCCGCCGAGCCGATCTGCGCCACGGTGCGATCGACGACGCTGCTGTATTCGTCCATGACGGCCAATTCCGGCGACTCGGCGAGCAGACGGGCCAGCGTGACGCGGAATTGCTGTCCGGTCGAGAGAACGTGAAACGGCCGCAGCCACGCTGGCGGCGACGAGAAGCCGACCGCCGACAACAGGGCCGCGAGATCCTTGACCAGCATCTCGGCAGGGAAGCCGTCCAGCAGCGAGGCATCGCGCGGCCAGGGATAATCGCGGTGGACGTGGCCGGGCCAGAAGTGGCGGACGAGAGTGCTTTTGCCGCAGCCGGATGGTCCCGTAATGAGGCCGATGTTCCACGGCCGCTCGTCGAGAGGGAGCGAAACCGTCCACTGCAAGCGCGCGGTTTGCTCGGCGGCAAGGTCGAACATGCCGCGCAGCTGGGCCACTCGCGGCGTATCGGCGATGGAGGATTCGACGGTGATGGTGGCGTGCATGGTGTGGATTCGGGTAATTATTTACAAGCCCGGAGCGCCAGCGACGGGCCGCCCGTCGCTGGCGCTCCGGGCTTGTAAGGGGGTTCACGACACGAGCGCCTTGCACTTCAACCCTTCTTCCTGAAAGCGCTGAAGCAATTCGATCTGCGTTGGCTCGTCGGCGCACTCGACGAGGATGAGGAACTGCTCGGGGATGTTCGCGGGTTTCTCGCGCGCGGAGCGCGCCGCCGCCAACGCTTCCTCGACGGCGGCGCCGGCCTGACCGATCGACGCCCACAAGTTCGCCACCGCGTCCGACGAGGTGCTGGTCAAGGCGCGCAGCCGGTCGAGGGCGGTGTGGTCGTAGTCGGCCAGCTGCGCCAGCGGATCGAGCGACAGCAGCAAGGCGCGGGCCTCGGCGTCGCTCACGTCCAGCACTTCGACATCGACTTCCATGTCCGGCGTCAGATCCTGGCGCAGATGGCCGTCGATGAGTTTCAAGCGTCCATCGGGCAACTCATAGGCGAGCAGCGAGCGGGCGAAGCCGATCTCCTCGTACAGCGCCGCCAGCGCCGCTCGCTGGGCCTCGCTGTGCCGGCGCGGATTCATCTCGTGGGGCAACAGATCGCCGGCCCGCACACGGACATGAGCCTTGATGCGATTGCGAACCGAGGCATCCGCGTTCATGACAGGCTCCCTCATCGCGGCGCCGTCTGCGGCGCGGCGGCGGCCTTGATGTCCTCGATGGCCTGCTTCACCGCCGCCTCCACGGCGGACTTGACGACCTGATCGATGTCGGCCTTGAGCGTCGCCAACAGGGGAATGTGGCTCGTCGCGGCGACGGCCACGCCGGGCGCTTTCGCCGCCGCACCGATACCGAAATGTCGCAGCAGCCAGCCGCCGAAGGCCACGGCGGCATAAACGAGCAGAGATTCCAAGTTCATTTGTCATCGCCTTTCCACAAGAGAAGGACCAGAACGAGCGCCGCGCCGATCCACACCGGGAGCGGCACTCCGGCGAGCTTGCGGTTCAGGTCGGGGTCTTCGTCCGCTCGATAGCGTGGATCGGCCTTGCGCAGCGCCTCGGCCAGCGCCGCCGCGCCGCGGTAATCGTCCTGACGATGCAGCACCTTGCCGTCCGGCGCTTGCACGTAGATAGTCGGTCGGCCGTCCGTCTTGAAGCCGGCGTCCTTGACGGCCCAGTGTGCCGGCTCGTAATCGTGGACCTTCAGCCGGCCCTTCCACTCGGCGAGCACCGGCGCGCCGCCGAGGTCGGCGAGCACCTGCCGCCGTTCGGACTCGCCGCCGATGATCGTGAGGAAGAGTTGGTCGCTGTCGTCACGCACGCCGGCATTGCCGATCGCTTCGAGCATCTCATCGCGGGACACCTCACGGCCATTGAGTTGATGCTTGCCGGCGGGCCGGATTTTTGTGGTATCCAGGCCGAAATTCAGCGTGCCGTCGCTGTCGATGGAAGAGGGCGGCGGGAACGGCGGCGAGCATGGATCGCCCCAGTGTCCCGGACCCAGACGAGGATAATACGCCGCCTCGCTGCGCCGATAGTTGCCGACTTGCACGCCGTCGCGCCACAGGGAAATCTGGTCCTTGTCGTCCGGGAAGGAGCGCCATTCGTAGCCGTCCATCGCCGCGCGGAGAGGCGCAGCTATCAGAACCACGAGCAGGGCTGGGAAGAACGCATTCATGTGTGCCTCAGTAGGGCGGTGGTGGCGGCGGCGGAGCGAGCAACGCGCAGACCCATGCGCCACCTCCGCCCTTCCAGCGCTTGAGAAATTCGTCCGTGGACATCCAGACAAAGGCGTTGTCCGCCGGGAAATTGTTATCGCTGATGCAGGCCCAGCCGCTGCGCTGATAGAAATACAGCAAGCAAACCATGTGGGCGATCGACTTGTTCATGCCGTAATGGCAATCGTGGCCGTTGTAGGTGACGCACGGCATTCGACCGGTGGCCAGGATCGCCTCCAAAATCGCCGGATCGCCGGATGTGTCGTTGAGGTACGCGGCGTGCGGCGCGAACCGCTTCATCACGTCATCGACCTTTTGCGGATGGCCGCCGCCGGGAATGCCGGCTTGCACCATCTGTTCCGGCAAATCGTAGAGTTGCGGCACCTGCTGCCAACGCGCGGCGTAATCGAGACTGCGAAAGAGGCAGTAGCCCAGTCCCTTGCTGGCGATGTTTTTCTTGCGCTGGGAGGCGGGCAAATCGCACACGACTTCCACTTGTCCGTCCGGCGAAACGCGCCCGCCTTCGACCGGCCGACCGGCGGCCTCTCGGTCGCCGAGAGGACAGGGTCCCGGTCCGGGACAGGGACGACGAGGTTTCCGCGGCGCGGGCGGATCGGGCTTTTTCGGCTCCGGTTTCAGCGGAACGGGAGCGAGCGGCGGGGTCCGCGTCCGCCGGTCGTAGTACCACCAAAGCAGGACGCCGGCGATCAGCGCGACGAGGAGGAAGCGCCTGGACATGGTTCAGTCACCTCGGCGGAAGAGGAGAAACGGAAGGGTAGATCACCCCTGATCGGTGCTAACGGTGTGGCGGCGGTACGGGGCCAGCAGCGCCCGTATGCGCGGCGGCGGATTCATCGGGTCCGGCACGCCCCACGCCTGACTGATCGCTCCGGGCACGGCCTGACTTGCCAGGCTCGGATCGCGCAGCGTCTGATAGTAGGCGGCGGCCACCCAGAGGGCGCACGCCTCCTGCACGGCCTCGGGAATGGTGCTGTAGCCGGCCGTGTACTGCACGCGGAAGTTGTTGATGCCAACCGGCCAGATCAAGTCTTCGGGATGCAGCAATTCCGGGTCGGTGTAGGGGATGGCCCGCAGCAGCCAGCCGCGCGGATCCCACTGGTAGCCCTGCAATTCGTAGGTGTGGAGCTTCAACTCGGCGAAAGCGCCGCGGGCCGTCAAGGCTCCCTGGCTCGTCGTAGTCGTGCCGTCGCCGTAGGGGCTGGGCACGTAGAGATCGGCGCTGGGGAACAGACCGTAATCGCCGCCCGACAATCCGACCGCCTGCGCCGACCAGCCGTTGCCCAGGGCGTTGATGTTGTTGGCGATGCCCTGAATCGTCGGGAAACCGGCGTAGGTGCTGCTGGTGTCGGTGCTGACCACGCCGGAAGCCACCCAGGTCAGGGTGATGCCCGTGGAAGTCACCTGCACCGTGGCGCGCTGGATCGTGGCCGTGTTGTTGTTGATGATCTTCAGCACCGTCACCGGCCGATAGCGAACGCTCTGCACGCTTTGAATCGGATACTGGCGGAGCAGCAAGCGGCGATCGCCGTTGCCGTCGTACAGCTCGTCGTAGGACGCGCTGACGAAGCGCCGCCGGCAATACTTCTCGATGGCGTCGCTGTAGGCGGTGATGAGCACCTGCAACAGTCCGGTGGGATCGCCGGCGCCGGGATAACTGCTGATGTCCTGGGCCGCCCGCGCGCTGGTGATGAGGTCTTTAACGGCCATCGGAAGCCTCCTTTCGCCATCGCGCCGCTCGCTCTTTCGCCGCCTGGAGCGCCCAGTGCAGTTGCGCGTAGCCGCGCGCCGCCTCGGGCGTGCCGTGGAAGTGGCGTTTGAGTCCGGTCCAGCTGCGCGCGTGGTCGATGTTGGCGTCGGTCAGACGTTCGTGGTTGGTGTCGTGTCCGATGAGATAGGGAAAGATCCCCGCTTGCCGGATGCAGCGATCGAAGGGCTGCTCGGTATCGGGATAGCCCTCGCCCTGCGGTTCGGCCTCACCCGATTCCCAGTAGCGCTCGAAGCTCCACGAGACGCCGGCACGGCGCAGCGTGGGCATGTGCAGCATCGTGCAGGTGTGGCTGACCACGTTGCGCCAGCCGTTGGTTCCCGGCCGTGGACTCATCTCATAGCCGACGACGGGCTGGTCCGGCCGGCACAGCGTCCGCAACCATTCGAGCAGATCGCGCCGCGCCGGGAACACATCCGTGTGCGTCAAAAACAGATACTCGCTTCGGCATAGCGCCATCGCCAGGTCCAGGGCCGTCGTCACTGGAGCGCTGGGATGGCGATAGGCGCGGGCGCGGAGATAGTGGACTTCGCAATCGGCCGCGCGGAGACGCTCCAACTCGCGCACCGTCTGCCCGCACGAGCCGGTGTCGATGAGTAGCACATAGGGCGGCACCGTCTGCAACCGCAAGAGATCGAGCAGGACGGGCAGCGTTTCCGGCGTCTCATAGTGCGGCAGGGCCACCGCCACCGCATAGTCCCACGGCCGGCGGCCGACGCCGCGCTTGGCGAGAGCGCTGCGTGCTTGCGCCACGGTGATGAGATTGTTGGCCGTCACGTCACACCTCGGTCGCCCAGAGGAACTTGCTCAGCTTTATGGGCCGCAGTCGCAGCGCGGCCAGGCCGCCGGGTGGAGGAGCATCTCCCTCGACGCTCTTGAACTCCATCACGGCCGCCGGCAGACATTTGCCGGTATCGGTCCGTACGTCCACATCGAGGGTGAGCCGGTCCTGTTCGTTCTCCACGGCGTAGCGATGGGCCAGGACGCCCGCCACCGGCAGCAGCGCGCCCTCGCCGATCAGTCCGGCGAGGCGCACTTGTAAATGTCCGGGCAGGATGGCTCGCCAGACAGCCACGCTCGGCGTTTGCCGGAGCAGTTCCGCCGTCGCGGCCGGAACTTCTTGCCGCCATTTCTCGTTTTCCGTCTTGGCCGACACGGCGTAGGCGGCCGGCTCGTTCGCCGTGTGGTAGCAGCGCAGTCGCAACGTCAGGTATCGTTCGCCTCGCCGTCGCGCCTTGCGCAATCGCAGCGCGGCCGTATCGAAATAGGTCGTCTCCAACTCTTGCCCCCGGAAGCCGGCATCGAACGGCTCGGCCGGCAGGGCGTCGAGCAGGACCGCGGCCACGGCCGGCAGGTCGCAGACCGGCACGAGCCAGGTGCCGCGATTGTTCCGCAGGGTTGCGGCGGGGAGGGGGTTCATTCTCACAACCAGCTAAGCGTGATGTCGGCGGCCGTGCCCGTGGCGAGGACCACGGTCAAGCCATTGACGAAGGCCACATCGAAATCAAGCGTGATGAGGTTTTGCGTCGGGTCCACCACGGCGATCACCGTCCCGGAAGCACTAGTGTTGTCGTAAAGCGTGATGGTGTTGCCCGTCGCCCCTTTGATGTTGATCGTCAAGGTGTGCAACATGCCCGGCCCGCTCTTGATCGTCGTCGTGCCGTTGGCGTTCAGGTGCGTGTAGTTGAAGGCGCCGGACGGAGAGAAAGTCATGATCGCCTCGTTTTTGCCAGCCCGCAGCGCCAGCAAGGGTTGTCCCTTGCTGGCGCTGCGGGCTGGTGAGACAGGGGTTAGTTAGACGGCGGTTTGGCTGACGACGCTGGCATCGTTCTGCGCGCTGCCGGGCTTGTGAGCCGCTTCGTCGCCGAAGCCGACGATGGCGACGGGGATGGTCGGGCTGGTGCCGCCGATGGTGCAAACGGCTTGCAGGCGGACGTAGCGAGCACCGAGGTTGAGCTGATCGGCCCGAATTTCCAGCGTCGCCTGTTTGCTCGCCGCCGTGACGGTGGCGCTGGGCACGGTGGCGTTGTTGGTCCAGGTGACGCCGTCGGGGCTGTCCTGGATTTGCAGCAAGGCCGACAGCGTCGGACTGGTGCCGCCGAAGGTGCCCGTCTCGAAGAAGAACAGTGCGCGGCGGAAGACGGATAGGTCCACCTTGCCGCTGTTGACGGTGGTGGTCGATGCCAGGGTCTGCGGCGCAACCGGGGCCGCGATGCCCAGCCGCTGCGTCAGTTGCTCGGTATACATGGGAACTCCTCGTTCACAATTTCAGGGGGCTGGCGTTTGTTCCCCTCTCCCCCGAAGCGGGGAGAAGGGTTAGGGGTGAGGGGGCGGAAATCGCTCAGTTCAGCGCGACGAAAGGGGAAACTTGCGTGGCCCCATCCTGGAGAGTTATCGGGCGCTCGACCCACGGCTGCCCATCCACTCGTTCGACCACGCGCCACGTCATCTGATTTTTCAAGAAATTCACATGCTCGGAGGCGGCGATCTCGATCTGCATGCGGTCGCCGATGACGTACAGCGACGGATCGACGAGCATCAGGTCGCCCTTGGTCCCCAGCGCCGGCAATTTCTCGCTGGGGTAGGCAGGACGGCCCAGCAACGACCACACCGGCGCTTTCGTCGCTCCCTGGTCGATGCTGATGAAGATGGCGCGGTTGGCGCCGTCCTTGAGCTGCAACAGCTGCGGCACCACGCTGGGCGAGAACACCCAGATGGCGTTGCTCCACGACGACGGCAGCAGCTTCGACCACATGGTCGCCACGTCGTTGAAACTGACTTGATTGCCGTTGTCGCGGTTCTTCAGCAGCGTCGCCCCGGCCGTGAGCATTCCTTGCGGCTTGCCGGCGCCGTTGCCCTGCAAGAAGGCGTACTCCTCGAACCAGGCGATCGACTTGGCGAACAGCGTTATCAGGAACTTTTCCAGCCCGATGATGCTGTCTTGCAGCAGCACGTTGGAACTGACGCTGTATCCCGAAAGCTCCCAGGCTTTCAGTTCCATCTGCTTGAACTGCGGTTCCGTCTCGGTGCGCGTCTGGGCCTCGGCCGTCCAGTACATTTGCAGGCCGCCGAAGAACGGCGACACGCCGGCGCTCTGGGCGGTGGTGATGTCGAGAAAGGGGATTTGCAAACTGGCCCCGGCCATCGGAATGACGAAGGCGCGCGGGCGAATGAACGCCATCTCGGACACGATGGCCATTAGCTGCTCGAACAACTCCGGCGGCACGGTGTAGCCGCCGGTTACGCCGGACGACTCGGCCAGGGCGGCCTTCGTCTGCCAGGCGACGAATGAGCTGCCGTAATGTTTCTCCAGGTAGCGGGCGTCGTTGCGGGCGCAGGCCAAGAGCAAATCGCCGAAACTTTTGCGCGGGTCGCCGCTGCCGCCGGGTCCGAAGAGGGCGGGCATGGCGTGCTTGCGGGCCAGGCTTTGGGCCTGACTGAACTGTTTCAGCGTCTCGGTGACGATGGCATCCAGTCCACGGTTGAAGCCGGACAGGGCGCTCTCCATCGCCTTGGTGACAAGCGGCGCGATGGGATCGTCGCTGACGGCCTTGGCGACGCCGGCGCTGAGAAGCTGCCGGCCCTCGGCCTCGCCGACGTGGATGCGCTCGCCGGCCTTCTTGCCGAGGAAGTCTTTCAGCAATTCGACGAACATGGGAGTTGCTCTCGGAGGTTGACGGATGGAGGGAAAGACCGCGAAGTCATCCGTCCGTCTCGGAGGTGGGGCCGGCTGAACGCTTGGCGTCGTCCTCCGCCGGCTCGCCCGGACGGCTTCGATGAGGCAGGAACTCTATCTTACACGCGACCAATTGATTTATAGAAGGTATCTTTTATCGCTTTTTCGGCGAGTGCCTCGAAGTCGATGGCGGCGATCCGTCCAAGGACGGCGCGTTCGATCTCGTCCAACGACGTGAACGCGAGGATACGCTCGTGCGGGCCGCCGTCGCCGTCGCCGAAAACTTGCTTGTTCAGCCCCAGCGCGTGCAGCACGTCGTCGCCCAGCAGCAGGCCGCCCTTGGCGACGCTTTCGACGAGAGCGTCCTGGTTGGCCGGCAGGAAGACGCAGGCGTATTCGAGCAGCAGCCATTCGTCGATGACCAGGCCGACGCTGTCGCCCCAGCCGTTTTTCTGCACTTCCTTGCCGTCGGGGACGTGGACCTTGATCGGCAAAAAGCCGATGGACTTGCCTTGCAGCAGCCCCGCCTGAATGAGCGCGAACACCTGGTCCGAGGGCCACGGCTCTTGCGCCGGCCACGTCTCCGGGCGGGCGGGATAGACCGTCTTGGCCTTGATGCCGACGCGCTCGCCGTCGCGGACGCGCTTGCGCCACAGCGATTTGCCCACCGGGGGCAGATAATACGCATGGCCCAGCGTGACGATGGGATTGCCCTGAAACTGCGAATCGTTCATGCCCTTGGCGACAACGACCTCGCGGGTGCGGTCGGGGCTTTCAGTGCTGATCCAGCTGACATCGCTGCGTTCGCCGGGGTTGACCTCGGTCGGCGCCTTGGTCGTGACCATATGACGATACTCGTGCTCCGGCGTGCGCGGCAGTGATTTGAGCAGCGCATCGAGCGCCTGGGCGGCGCGATCGGACATGGGAAATCCGAGCGGGCCTTCGACCGGGCCGTAATGGGTCGTGAGGAAGTCGAGCATGTTCGGGAAACCTCCAAATCCGAAATCCGAAGCACGAAATCCGAAAGAAATCTCAAATTCCAAGAAGAAAGGTCAAAACAAGACGCCGAATTATTTCTATCCTTCGTCATTGGGATTTTGGATTTCTTTCGGATTTCGGATTTCGGATTTCGGATTTTCTTCATCGACGGGTGTATCCTCTTCCGGCGGGCGATTGCGTCCGGTGCGCGGCATCTCGTCCTGGCGCGGCATGTCGGTGCGTTCCCATTGCAGCGGCAGCCACGGCACATCGCCCCACGGTGCCGGCGGCAAACCGCGCTCGCTACGAATCTCGTTGATCGACACCACGCCGTATTTCAGGTCGGCGATTTGCTGCTGCACCAGCAAGTTCTGATCGACCGGTACCGGATCTTCGCTGGCCAGGAAAAGCCGGCCGGTCGGATCGTACAGCGGCACGAGCTGGGCGTTGAGCTTTTCATCGCGGCGTTCGAGGCGCGGGCCGATGGCCAGGCTCATGTGCTGACTCTGCGATGCCTGCAAATTCGCCAGGTTCGTCTGCGTGGTCAGAAACGCGATGGGAACGTGGAAGGCGTTGGCGATGTCGTTCTTGGTGGCGGCCATGTCGGCCAGGGCGGCGAGGTCGCCCATCGACTGATTGAGCAGCGACACCTTCAGCGACGATTCGGCCACAACCACCTTGCCGCTGCCGCCGCGACGGAAACGATGGTTCCACTGGGTTTCGAGGCGGTCGCGCTCCTCCTCGCCCATCACCTCATCGGGCGAAATGATCGCGTCGGGTACGGCGTGGTTCTCGAATTTCGCCTTTTTGAACGCGGCATAGTCGCTTGTTAACGCAACCTGCTCGAAACAAGCCCGCAACGGCGACAGGCCGCTCGTGTACGGATCGCGCGGATCGGGGTAGGCGAAGTGAATCACCTGCTCCGGGGCGAACCGTTCCTCACTTCGGCCATTGCGGTAGAGGTAGTAATCGACGAGGTTCGTGCTGTTGGGATCGCGGCGCGGCGTGACGTTCTGCGACGGCAAAATCCACACGGCCCGCGGTACGTTCAGCACCGGATCGAGATCGAGAAACCAGAAGGCGCTGCCGTGGACCTCCTGATAGAGCGTGGTCAACTCCCAGAGATCGAACGCATTGTGAATGGGATTGGCGTGCTGAAGCAGCGTCAGCAGCGGATGGTCGGTGACTTCCTCGATGCGGGCGGCGCTCTTGGTGCGGGCGTGCAGGCGCGGCAGCGAACGCAGGCGGCGCTCGGCGCGCGGCGACAGGGCTTTGGTCAGGCACTTCGGCCGCGGCTGGTTGTGCTCGGTAATGACGTACAGGCGCGGTGGATAATTGGCGCACGTCGCGGCGTTGATGCTGGCACAGGTCCAGGCGGTGTTTTTCAGCTCCGCGAGGATCTCGTTGGGCGTCGGCTGGCGATTGCGCCGATAGCTATCGACGAAGCTGGTGCCCGACCACTGCGAGCCGGCCAGCGCGTAGGGCATGCCCTTGGGCCGCAACCAACCAGCGAGCCGCAGCAGCGTTTTGGCGAGGAGAGCACGCATCAT